GTCAAGGTTACCACTACAACTGGTGCCGAAGAAGTAGTTTCTGACGCTGCTACCCTTACTGTTGCCTGATGAGTAAATGAGATTTGATGAACTGAACGAAGATAACTATATCTTTTTTGCAATTAAATATTACAACAATCCACATTGCACAACAAAAGAAGAATTTGATGAGGATCTGAAAAGGTTTAAGTATGTCAAAAAACTGATACGAAAGTATCTAAACTCTGGTATACTTAAACACCATCTGATTCTCAATCATCTTATTCTTCTTTTCAATGTATTCAATGATGCAACAGTTCCGCTGTTGTTTTATAAGATTGATAATAATTGTTGGCCAGTTCTCAAATCATTTCTGCTATACTTAAACAGGATGCCTGAAGAGTATCTGGAGGGTCTTAAACCAGATGTACAATGTTTAGAAGAACTAAATAAGATATGAAAAACATCAGAAAACTTCTACAACAAGCGAGATATAAAATGTGGGAGGAACCAACTAACTCAGTTGGTACTGGTGCCAATGTTGCACTACCTCCAGCACATGAACCTCCTGGTATCCCTGCCAGCAAGAAGAAAAAAAAGTATGATGGTAGAACTAAAGCAGGTCGTAAACTTGTAAACCGTATTTTATCCAACCGAGACAAGCGAGCAAAGAAAAAAATGGCACAAGAACAACACATCATTGAGGCAGAAGATAAGAAGGAGGGACCTTCAGAGACTGAGCGTGCTCAGAAACAGATTGCCCAACAAAAGAAGCTGAACAAGCAGAAGGAAGTTCAGAAGAAAGCGCAGGATGCCAAAGGCAAAATGCAGAATAAGACTAAGGAGATGGACACTCTGATGAAGGCACGTCTGTCGGACTTCAGAAAGAAGGCTGCTAAAAAGCAATCTTCACTGCAGAGACAGACTCAGGAGAGCGTTGAGATTGAAGAGGCAGCAGGTACACAGGCACCTGGCGTAGAAGTTCTTGGCACCCTGATGAAACTTGCTCAGGAAGATACCTACGGTAACCAGGAAGTAGAAGGACATATCCAGTTCAAGGATGGTCGTTCACTGAGAGTCAACAGCGATGTTGCTAAGAGAATGGTTTCTACCTTTGAAGCACTTGACGCTGCTCGTCAGGATCAGTATCGTTTCCTGATGAACAAGAGTGTTGAGTCATTCCTCCAGATCATGAGATTTGATCCATCGCAGATGTAAAATGCCATTCGGTCTTGGTAAATTAGCAGTCCTAGAATCAAAACTTAGCATCTATGAAGATCTCTCTAAGGAGATGCTGGACAAACTAGAACGTGCTGTTGGTACTATTTCAGATAACAGTAACAAGATTGCTGTTATCTTGGAGCGCCACGAGAATAGACTAGACGAGAGCGAGAGAACTGATAACCTTATCATCAAGATGATTGATGAGTTAAGAGAACAGGGAGAAAAGAATCATCAAATCCTACATGATAGGATTGATAGAATACAGAAGAAGGTAGATGCAAATCAGAAGTTTGTAATAGGTGCAGGTGCTGTGCTCGCGACATTTGCACTTATTGCACAGGTCGCATTCCCTGTCTATAATACCTTGACAACCACTGCTAGACCTGTTAGTATGGACACGATTGACGTGAATCTACCTTATGATGTTTCTTGATGCGAAGTACATTAACCTTGTCTCGCCTCAGTTAGTAAAGTTCGCAAAGAAAAAATCAGACCTGTATACATTCAGGTGCCCCTACTGCGGTGACTCTCAAAAGCACCGTAATAAAACTAGGGGTTATTTTTATCGCAAGCGCAATGACTTCTTCTACAAGTGTCACAACTGTGGCATCGGCAGAACCTTCACAAACTTCCTGAAGGATCAAGCACCCCTGCTGCATGACGAATACATTCTAGAGCGGTATAAGGAGGGTCTGACGGGCAAATCTAGCAACACTCCTGCCCCTAAATTTGATATCCCCAAACCAAAATTTGACACCAATATATTTTCAAATCTTAAAAAAATAAATTTTCTAAATAAAGAACACCCTGCCAGAGCATATTTAAGTCAACGTCAAATTCCAGAGAGTTTACTCTCAATCTTTTACTACGCAGAGGACTTTAATGCTTGGGCAAAACTTAAGAATAGTCAAAAAGAATCTAGAATTATCATCCCCTTAATTTCGCAAGATGGGAAAGTGTTTGGTTATCAGGGGAGATCTCTAGATAAGAATACGAAACTAAGATATATTACTACAATCTTGGATAAAGATTATCCGAAGTTGTTTGGACTTGATCGTGTAAACAATACAAAGAGAACATATGTCACAGAAGGACCATTTGATTCCTTATTCATATCAAATGCCATTGCAATGTGCGGATCTGATGTTACATTGGATGACGCTCAGTTCAATGACCTCGTATACGTTCTGGACAATGAACCTAGAAATAGGGAGATCGTCAAGAAGTATGAAAAACTAATTCAGTCTGGGAAGCAGATTGTCATTTGGCCAAACACCATCATGGAGAAAGATCTGAATGACATGATAATGTCTGGACATAACGTACAAACAGTGGTAGAATCTAACATCTACTCTGGTTTAGAAGCAACAATCAAATTAAACGCCTGGAAAAAAGTATGAGTAACGGAATCAAAGTTGTAAAGCGCAGTGGTGATATTGAACCACTGAACCTGGAAAAGATTCATTTAATGGTTGAGTGTGCATGTAAAGATCTTGCAGGAGTTTCTGCAAGTCAAGTAGAAATGAATTCTGGTATTCAGTTTTATGACGGTATTAGTACTGACAAGATTCAAGAAATTCTTGTTCGCTCTGCTAGTGATCTAGTATCATTGGATCATCCTAACTATCAGTTTGTAGCAGCACGTCTGTTGTTGTTTGGACTGTATAAGCAAGTATTCGGTAACGACTGGAAGCATGGATTTCCTGAAGTTAGAATGCATCTGATTGAAGGTATTTCAAAGTGTATCTACGATCAAGATCTTATCAATAAATATTCCAATGAAGAATGGGACAAGATTGATACCTTTATTGATCATGGTCGCGACTATCTTTTCACCTATGCTGGTCTGCGTCAGGTAGCAGATAAGTATCTGGTTCAAGATAGAAGTTCTGGTGAAGTGTATGAGACCCCTCAATACGCATACATTCTTGTCGCTGCTACAATTTTTGCAGACTATCCTAAGGAGACTAGACTGGATTATGTCAGAAAATACTACAACGCAATCAGCAAGCACAGGATCAACGTTCCCACACCTATCTTGGCAGGAGTGCGAACTCCACTTAGACAATTCGCGAGCTGTGTTCTTATTGATTCTGATGACTCCCTCAATAGCATCTTTAGTAGCGATATGGCTATTGGCAAATATGTTGCACAACGCGCAGGAATCGGCATCAACGCAGGTCGCATCCGTGGCATCAACAGCAAGATCAGAGGGGGAGAAGTTGCTCACACAGGTGTTGTACCGTTCCTCAAAAAGTTTGAGTCAACTGTCAGATGTTGTACACAGAATGGCATCCGAGGTGGATCAGCGACAGTACACTTCCCAATTTGGCACCAAGAAATAGAAGATATTATTGTTCTTAAGAACAATAAAGGAACAGAAGATAATCGTGTAAGGAAACTTGACTACTCCATCCAAATCTCCAAACTCTTTTATGAAAGATTCATCAGAGACGAAGAGATCTCACTCTTCTCGCCTCACGATGTTCCAGGTCTTTCTGATGCTTTTGGTACTGACGGATTTGATGATCTCTATCAGCGTTATGAATCTAATGGAAGTATTCCGAGAAAGACTGTCAAGGCTCAAGAACTTATTCTAGACCTTCTAAAGGAGCGTGCAGAGACTGGTCGTCTTTATATCATGAACATTGACCACTGCAATGAGCATTCTTCCTTCAAGGATAAGGTCTGGATGAGTAACCTCTGTCAGGAGATTACACTTCCCACCAAACCTCTGAATCATATTGATGATCCTGAGGGTGAGATTGCTCTGTGTATTCTGTCTGCTATCAACGTAGGCAAGATCCACAAACTTTCTGAGATGGAAGAACTCTGTGATCTTTCTGTTCGTGCTCTGGAGGAACTGATTGACTATCAGGAATATCCTGTAGTCGCTGCAGAACGCTCTACAAAGGCACGAAGATCTCTTGGCATTGGATTTATTGGTCTGGCACATTACCTTGCCCGCAAGGGCGAGCACTACGATGATCCAGGTGCTTGGACAGCAGTACATGAACTGACTGAAGCATTCCAATACTATCTCCTGAAGTCTTCTAATGAAGTTGCTAAGGAGAAAGGAGCATGTGAATACTTCAATCGCACTAAGTACAGTGATGGTATCCTTCCCATTGACACATACAAGAAGGATGTTGATGATATTGTACCTAACAAACTAACCTATGATTGGGAATCTCTTAGATCATCTATCACCACCCACGGATTACGGCACTCAACACTGTCTGCTCAAATGCCATCAGAGAGCAGTTCCGTTGTGTCAAACGCAACAAATGGAATTGAGCCACCTAGAGCCTTTCTGTCCATTAAGAAAAGCAAAAAGGGGGTTCTTAAGCAGATTGTTCCACAGTATACTACGCTGAAGAACAACTATACTCTGCTTTGGGAAATGCCTGACAACAGTGGATACATTAAAATTGTTTCTATTATGCAGAAATTCTTTGATCAGGCAATCTCTGGTAACTGGTCGTACAATCCAGAGAACTATCCTGACAATGAAGTGCCTGTCTCAGTGATGGCACAAGACTTCCTCACCACATACAAGTACGGTTGGAAGACTTCTTATTATCAGAATACATATGATATTAAAACCGACGAGTACAAGGAAGATGTAAAAGAAAGTTTAGAAAGTCTAATTAATCAACTAGAGAATGCTCAGGAGGAAGATTGTGAATCGTGTAAACTTTAAAGTAGGTAACGACATGTCAACAGTTAAAGGAATGACCGTATTTAACAAAGATAAGGTTAATACCACCAAGCAACCAATGTTCTTTGGTGCCCCTTTGGGCATTCAACGTTACGATTCCTATAAGTATCCTGTGTTTGATAAACTTACTCAGACACAACTAGGATACTTCTGGCGTCCTGAAGAAGTATCACTACAGAAAGACCGTGCAGATTATCACACACTTCGTCCAGAACAAAAGCATATCTTTACCTCTAATCTCAAGTACCAGATTATGCTTGACTCCGTTCAAGGGCGTGCTCCTGGGATGGCTTTTATTCCTTACTGTAGCCTACCTGAACTAGAAGCATGTATGGAAGTGTGGGGTTTCATGGAGATGATTCATAGTCGCTCTTATACTCACATCATTAAGAATGTGTACAGCGATCCAGCAGAAGTGCTTGACACCATCCTGGAAGATGATATGATTCTATCACGCGCTGAGACAGTTACTAAAGCGTATGATGATTTTATCAATCATGCACAAAACTTTGGTAGCAGTAACATGTGGGAACACAATCTTGAAGGTGTTCCTCTCGCAGAGGATGATCTCTACGAACTCAAGCGTAAGTTGTATCGTGCTGTAATGAATGTCAACATCCTGGAAGGAATCCGATTCTATGTCTCGTTCGCATGTTCATTTGCTTTTGGAGAGCTTAAGCTTATGGAAGGATCCGCTAAAATCATCTCTCTCATCGCCAGAGATGAAAATCAACATCTTGTTCTTACACAAAACATTATCAACAAATGGAAGCAGGGAGATGATCCAGACATGGCTCGGATCGCTGAAGAAGAACAAGAATGGTGTTACCAAGCATTTGAAACAGCGGTAAATGAAGAACGTGTTTGGGCAGACTATCTGTTCAAAGAAGGTTCTATGATCGGATTGAATGCTAAACTTCTAACTCAGTACGTTGAGTGGGTTGCCAATCGTCGTATGAAGTCAATTGGTTTGAAACCTATCTATGATGTGCCAGCACGAAACAATCCTCTGCCTTGGACTGAGCACTGGATCTCATCTAAAGGTCTACAAGTAGCACCACAAGAAACTGAGGTTGAGTCTTATGTCGTTGGTGGAATTAAACAGGATGTTAAAAAAGATACTTTCGCTGGTTTTAAACTATGACAGAATTGCCCGAGTGGAAAAAGAAAGCATTGGCAGATCCAGATTTGCCCGAGAGTCATTGGCAGGTCCTGAGATTGGGACCGACCAGTCTAGCGGATGCATTCATTCTACAGGCAATCAAATGGAAATACCAGATCCGTGGGATGACCCGTTGATGTAGTCTAAATACCTCCATCATATGATGGGGGTATTTTTGTATGAAGGCACAGTCTGCGAAAGCAAAAGGCAGACGGTTGCAACAGTGGGTGAGAGATAAACTTATTGAAGCACTAGACATTCATCCTGAGGACATTGAGTCTCGTAGTATGGGTGCTGGTGGAGAAGATTTAATTATGGCGCGAGCAGCACGTCAAAAGTTTCCACATAGCATAGAATGCAAGAATGTAGAGAAACTAAATATCTGGGAGGCATATGAACAGTCTGCTTCTAATTGCGGTGATTACGAACCAATTGTTGTTATCAAAAAGAATGGTAAGAAACCTCTGGTAGTAGTTGACGCTGAGTATTTTATAGAATTATTTGAGGAAAAATCATGAGTAACAATCTTTGGAATGCCATTCTTGCTGGAGCACTTTTTGGTGCTTCCCATGGTATGACAGTTCCTGTTATGGCAGATCATGCTAAGGGTCACATTAAAGGGCATCACACCATGGATTCCTTGGGATGTTTAATCGTCGGGGAGTGTACCGATAATGTTAGACCAATCAAAAGTATCAGTGATATTACTCGCGAGTATCCCGACTCTGATTTTGGTGCTGTTGCTGACGAATTCAACAGTATTATCAAAGCTTTTGATCGCATCGGAGTTGGGGTATTTCTAGCAGACTCCAAGTATTTTCCTGTAGGACATCGTGGTGTCTACCATACTGTCTCTAATAATTTCTTCCTTAACGATGCTTTCATGCATCGTCAAAGCACACTCATGAGTGTCACACGCCATGAAGGATGGCACGCTGCTCAAGATTGTATGGCAGGTACTATTAAGAATAGTCTAATTGCTATCATTAAACCTGAGGATTCTGTGCCTAAGATCTGGCGTGAAATGGTAGAGCGCACATATCCTAAGTCTGCTGTACCCTGGGAAGCAGAAGCATCATGGGCAGGTAAGACTGATAGCATGACTGCTCAAGCATTAGACGCATGTGCTGCTGGTAAAATGTGGGAAGTGTATGAACCCACACCGATGACACGAGAGTGGTTGGAGGAGAATAATTATATCACTAAATAGAAGAGCCTTGCATTCTACATATGGCTGATACTAAGCCTAAGGTCTCCTGACATTTTCTTACGTTAGACTTCCAAACGGTCAAAAGATTCTAGATTTTGATCCCACGTTCATCGCATCCGTGTTCTCTGGCTCTTTAGCTGCCTTCGGACTCTCTCCTGCTAAAGCAGGTGGTGGCAATGGTGCTAAGAAGAAGAACGAGGAACCCCCTGTTGTTTCTGCTGTGGAGCCGAAGAAATGATTCAAAAACTTATTAATGTTGTAGCACTCCTATCGGGACTGACCTCACTGGCAGTCATCGGTGGAGGTGTTTATATCCATTTAAATCAAGAAGCGTGGCAAGAACAAGCACGCGAAAGGTTAACAGAACTCATCACGGATAGTATTTCTGATATTGCTCTTCCTGATGTAACGACTGGACCATTACAAACTGGACCTAGCATGAGGTTACCATGAAAAACCCTGAGGAACTGGTACAAAAATATAATACTAAGAAACCATCTGGATTTAAGATTTTTATCAGCACAGTTGGTGCATTGTTTGCTATCTCGCATTTGGGTCTATTAGGTTATTTGATTGATAGAAAACCTGAATCTGAACCCCCGTCAGTTCCTACAATCAATATTCCTCGCGGTCCATATTCTTCTTATAAGATTACTGCGGGGAAAGAAGGTTATATGATTGAATATCGTGCTAACGATCCTAAAGTTCTGGAGTCTGAAAAATCACTTAATTTAGATAAAGAAAAGAAAGGATTCTTTGGCGGAGGATCTGAGCAGCGAACAGAGTATCGCCGTGATCAATATACTATGGAAGGTGTCAGAAACATGGGAGGTGCTGGAACTCTAGCAGAGGGAAAGTCTGCAAAAGAAATAGAGTGTATCGTGGCGGACGCTGGAGCACGGTCACAAGGTGCGATGGCAGGAACCGCAATTAGCACAGGTCTTCTTGCTCCTGCTGTCATGAACATTCCTTACATTGGATGGTTAGCAGCAGGTTGGGCAACTCTTCTGGGTAATAAAGCAGGAGAATCTATTGGTTCTGAAGTCGGATCTGTATTTAATGATTGCTAATGGAAATTCGTGATATTCAAATTGATAATGTAAATATTCCTGATATTCGGGTATATCAACCACCAGAATGGTTATCAAATCCATCATCAGTATTTGCTGCTCCACCTGTTACTCAACAGATTGGTGTGCCTGTGGTTGATATACCTGGATGTGTAGAAGCACACGAACAAAATACTAGTAGAGAGAGGAGTGGTATTCTTTCAGAGGATGATCCTAAAGGTGTAAAAACTTATTGTGATGCTGGTGTGCCATCATTCAACCCGATGGATTATAATAAAGATAAGTTAGAATTTGACTATGAACAACCAGTTCCTGTTGTAAGACCTCCTGAGAAACCAGAGGTAGAGACACCCAAAACAGAAGTACCAAAAATTCCTAAGTGTCCTACGAGAGAACAGGAATTAAAAAACCCCATAGGAAAAATCCTAGAGGGCAATAAAAAGATTACTGGTTACGAACAGATCGGTAAAGAATGTTTGATGGTTACGGAGAGCCTAAACATTCCTGATCAAATTATACAAAATATTCCTAACCCTGGAGTAGTAACTACTACTGCTAGTATTGCTGTAGTCGCTACAACATCAGCACTGTTAGCAAAACCGCTGGCAGATCTACTTTTAAAAGTAGTCAAACCAACGGTCAAGAAAGTTATTAAAAAGATTTCTGCTATCAGGGGGAAGAACGTAAAGGTTGAGACTTTAAGGGAGCGCCGAGATCAGCAGCGTCAGAGGAATAAGGCGATTCGCGCTTTGAAGGGGCGGGGATAGCATGGACGTGAGGGTGTGTATGTCTTGGAGGATTGTTCACTACCACGTCAGCACACACAGAATAATAAGGACTCTTGGGATGGAATTGAATTCCCTTTTTTAGGAGTTCGCCACAATTCTTAAGTCTCGCAATCTCAAAGTCAAGCCTTTTATTGGCAGTATTTTGCCTCATATAATTAATATTTGCTTGTGCCGCTTCCTTACACTGTTCTTGTAGTTTTTTATCCAATGGTCTAGACCATGTGGCAGAGAAACCTACACCAATGCTAAAGTTATCTTTTTGTCCAGTTCTTGTAGGAACTTTATATAAAATGGAACCAGGATTATCTGGAGCACCATCAGGAATAACATTGCCATCATTATCAAAGGCACCACTAAGATCTCTCATATCGTAGACAGGAGAGTCATAGTAATCTTCATATGGTCTTGTTACTGACGCTGTTCCAGTTACATAAGGCGTGAAGTTTAAGGTTGGACCTTGACACTGGATTCCATTCCCGTAAGTATTAGTAATATATGGACCCTGTAATACCTGGATCGCCTGATTAGTCACTGAGCCTGAACTATTTGCGATTGGAGATGCCGTAGCAGACACACCTCCAACAGTTTCTGCATTTACTGGAGATGCAAACAGTAACGCAATTACTGCTGGAATATACTTGTAGTGTCGGTTACGCTTGTAACCTCTGTTGTTCTTTGAATGATCGTATGATTTTGTAAACCTGGAGAGGAAAGAGTTTCTGTGAACTGAAACGCTGCTCCTGGTGTTGTTTGTGTGAAGGTCGGTTTTGAATTCACTCCCGTCCATTTTGATGTCACTCCATTAATAGTTACGTTAACTTCAGATGTTGAAGGTGATAAATTTCCACTAGCGGTTACGCCAGATCCTGTTGCCGAGTATTGATAACCAGTAGAATAATCCATACTGTTTATCGTTTCTGTTATCTTTGATGTAGTTTCCGTATGGCTCGTCATTGAGCCCTGCGTGAAGTTCGGGACTACGGGGACTGCCATGGCAGGAGCAAGTGTCACACTTGCACCCACCACACTTAGGACAGACCAGATAATCGTATTCTTCATTACGAACGTCCTCAATCAATTACAGTGATCTCGCTCACGAATTGTCCTGTAGCACTACTACCAGCACCACCAGCAGTCACGGTAAGGGCACCGCCTGTAGTTACAGTACCTGCTAGTGAACCAGCAGTTCCTGCGGTGTAAGAAGTAAGTGAGGAGAAGTTAGGAACATCACCTACAGTAGGAGCAGCAGTTGGAACTACATCACCTTGTGTAAACGACTGAGAGAAACTAAATGCATTTCCATCAGTTGTTTGTGTTGCAGAGATAGTGCCAGGAGCAAGTAGACCAGAGGTGATAGTTCCTGCAGAGATTGTTCCTGCAGTTGTACCATCCGTAGTGCTGACTCCACTACCCGAGATTGCATAGGAAGAACCTACTCTTGTGGCGGTTGAACGTGCAGCATCAACAGTAAGTTGAACACTGGATGCGTGTTTAGTGACAAGTCCGCCAGCATTTGCAGCACCTGCGGTCATCAGTAACATTCCTAAAGTAATACTTAGCTTATTCATCGGAGTCACGAGTATGGTCAGCTTTATTTATCTCTGTAGACAAATTACCGACCGTTGTGTCACCAAACGACATTCAAAAGAATTCGCCGTCGTCACCGATCTGATAGTCGCCATCGTGATCGTGAACAGCATCACTGTCTGTGCTACGATCAGATAAGGAACTACCTTCGTCACTTTCTTTAAGTTCTTCATATGCTAGTGAAATTATTGTATATATGTAATAAGAAACGCCCGCTAGAAGAATAATGAGACACCAGATAATACTCCAGGTCACATCATTTACATCTTCTAGTGGGCGCAAAAATAAATTCATGGATTCCTCGGATCAATTCCCAACTGTTTTAGATATTCAATCCACCAGTCGGCGTCCTTTATATATCTCCAGTTAGGAACCTCCTTACCACGCTCTACAACATAGTATTGATGAAGGGCATCATCTATAGTCTGTGCGATCTCCATACTCTTCTTCCTCTGTGTCAACATCTTCATATGGATTTTCCACGAAGGGTCCTCGTTTTCGTAAAGGTTCTCGTTTAACATAATCCTGCTCGGAATTAACTACTTCTATCCATACGGCAAGTTTCATTACTATGTAGATGATTGCCAGTGGTAAGAAACATGCGATTAGAGTAATTTGATATTTCATAAATCTCCTTCGTATTCTTCATCCTCATCCCACTCAGGTTCATACAATGGACATGGTTCTTCAAAGAGATGGTTCATCCTAAGTTGACTGATTCTCTCTCTTAAAGATTTATAAAATTCTCTTTTTTCGTCAGGGTTCATTTGTGTGGTTTTGTAAATGGCTCCCAGTGTTCCCAACCATATTTGTGGACTAAATGCATACCAATAATAGGTACAAAAACTAAAAAGAACCCCATGACACCTAGACACCATGGGGTTTGCATAACAGATCTTACAAAGAGTTGGATGTGACTCATGAAGATTCCCAATCTTTCTGGAAAAGATCAAGTCCTTCGCGAGTAAGAACATGATCATACATTTTCCAGAATACTTTAGGTGGCATGGTGATTACATCAGCACCATACATGTAGCATCTGGATACATGATGAACATCGCGAAGACTTGCTCCCAAGATTTTAGTCTTAACTCCATGAGTAGTATATGCTCCACTAATTGCACGAACAAGTTCTACTCCACTGAAGGAGTTATCATTGCAACGTCCTACAAAAGGACTTACATAAGTAGCACCTGCTTTAGCAGCAAGAATTGCTTGTGCAACTGAGAAGATTAAAGTCACATTAGTCTTCACATTCAAAGATGAGAGTGCCTTACATGCAATCAATCCTTCTACAGTACATGGTACTTTGATGGTGACTGATGGTCTAGCTAATCCAATAAATTGCTGAGCTTGTTCAATCATTTCTTCAGCAGTATCTGCAACTACTTCACATGACACACTTTCAAACTGTGGATAGCAAGAAGTCAGTTCTCTAGCAACATCAGGAAGAGTTCTTCCACTACGCTTGATTAATGTAGGATTAGTTGTTACACCATCAATTAATCCAGTGCGTGCTGCTTTTTTAATTTCGTCAAGGTCAGCGGTGTCTAAAAAGATTTTCATGAGTTAAATTACCTGTGTTTTATTTAGTTTAAGATGGGAAGTCCCAGTCAGTAATGCGATCTACTTTGTGTTGCGGACCCCACCCACCAGTATAGATGTAAGGAGTAGTACGAATGGGACAACTATCACCAGTACACAGAAGATCATCTACAATCCTCCATGACTCCATTACTTCTTCAGCGTGGACGAAGTGGGATTGGTCTCGGTTGATGGCATCGTATAAGAGTTTTTCGTATCCATCAACTGCTCTGTCTTCTGGGTAGGCATGAGTGAGTGTAGCAAGTTCAAGAGTATCATCAAGCCCAGGAGATTTGATGTCCATCCTAATATCAAGATGAGGATTAGGCTGTAGACGCATGACAATACGATCGTTGACTTCTCCTTCATATAACTTTAGCGGTGGTGCTTTGAGTTTAATGACTACTTCTACACATTGATAGGGGAGTTTCTTACCCGTCATGACGTTAAAAGGAACTCCTTCCCAACGCCAGTTATTGACGAATAAACTACCAGCAAAATAGGTAGGAGTATTACTGTGAGGATCAACACCCTCTTCATCACGGTAGTCATGATATTGTCCAAGAATAATGTTCTCTGATAGTTTAGTGGCGGCAAGCACCTTTGTCTTCTCACGTCTGATTTCCCTAGCATTCATCTTGCTAGGTGGTTCCATAGCAATCAATGCAAGAACCTGTAAGATGTGGTTCTGTAGCATGTCACGAACTGCACCAGCAGTTTCATAGTATTGAGAGCGACCCTCGCAACCAATTGTTTCGGATGCAAAGATTTGAACTTCTTCTATGTACTGACGATTCCAAAGTGGTTCCAGAAGAATGTTGCTAAACCTAGTAGCGAGAATGTTATTAACAGTATCTTTGCCAAGATAATGGTCAATGCGATATACTTGTTTCTCGCGTAGATGTCGCTCAACCACAGACTGTAGATAATCAGCAGATTTATAATCGTGCCCAAAGGGTTTTTCAATAACCAGACGCGATGCGTCGGGATCATTGAGGACTCCTGCTTCTTTGAGATTGATGATAGCATTCGCATATCTTTCTGGCGGTACGGACAAGAAGTAAGTATTGTCGTGTAGATAATTTGGAAGATGATGAAGACTATCAACGTTATCTAGATCAGCAGAAATGTAATCTAGTTGTCTTAAGAACTCTTCTGGGTATTCTCCCAAAGAATCTTTCCATGCTTTCACTCCAATATCCCTTCTTGCGGCACCAGTAATTACAAATTCATTTGGAAGAAGATTTTTTTTCCAAAGTTTATAAAGTGCTGGGATAAGTTTCCTACGACATAGATCTCCAGTCGCACCGAAGATAACAATCCCTTTAGTGAGCTGTTCCATTTCCATCATACTTGTCTGTTTCGTAGTAGTTATTTTCACCTTTTCGTAGCCCGAAATATATTGTGGATAATACAAAGGGTATTGTTCCCCAAACCAAGACATCAGCGAACGTCATGACCACCAAACATAGCTCTCATTCCATTTAGAACCTTGGCTGTGAAAGCACCCAGACGGCGTGACTCAAAGCGTGCCCACAGCGCACTGCTGATAACAGGAGCGGGTATGCCAAGATCCACAGCAGCGTGAACAGTCCAACGACCTTCACCACTGTCTGATACTCCCCCATCGTATTTGCTAAGCTCTCTATCGCGGCGTAATACATCAGCGGTAAGGTCAAGCAACCAACTGCCAACCACAGAACCACGACGCCAACACTCAGCCACCTTAGCAACATTAATGTCGTAGCAATAATCTTCGGGACAATCCATTGGAGCGACCTCAGCATCTCCCTCCTTGACATACTTGCTACCTGCGTTTGCTTCATGTAAAATGTTGAAACCTTCGGCATATGCCTGCATGATTCCATATTCAATGCCATTATGAACCATCTTCACAAAGTGACCAGCGCCAGGAGATCCTGCATGAATCCAACCGAACTCTTCAGGGTAGAAAGTATAACCGTCTCTGTCACTGGTTCTAGGGGCAGCGGAGATACCTGGGGAGAGGGCATCAAAGATTGAACGGCAAGTGGATACTGCAGTATCTGCACCACCAACCATAAGACAATATCCACGCTCCAAACCGTAAACACCACCACTAGTGCCACAGTCAATATATTGGATGCCCAACTTAGACAACCTCTCCGCCCTGCGTCTAGAGTCTTTAAAATTGGAATTGCCATGATCAATAATAATATCGCCTTCCACACAAAATTGTAGTAGCTCATTAAGGGTATCCTCTACAGTTTCAGCGGGCACAACCATCATGAAGACTCCAGGAGTCTCTCCAGTTGTTTTGTTTGCATGTACTATTTGAACAAGGCTTTCCAGAGAAGTGGTATATCCACTGATATAACCTGCTTCATATTGTGCCTCAGCTTTTTGAACATTGTTTCTAAATCCGTGTACTTCATGTCCAGCAGCAATGAGACGACGGGACATGCCCTCGCCCATTCTGCCTAAACCAATCATTCCTACTTTCATAATAGTTTACCTGGGATGTAATCAATTTCTTCAAGGACTTCATTTAAAAGTTCCTCATAATCTTTGAACATTCTGTCTCCTGCAATGAAACATCTTTGGCGTCTCCAAAGTGCTTCTGCAAGCATTTTTTTCTCTCGTTCTGTAAAACTTTGAAACCTTGACATGTTATGTTTTTGTTTAGTTTATCTATAATGTGATCTTGAGCCATGGTAATAGCGGTGGGATCACTCCAATGAGTCTAAGCAGACCCTCAGCAAAAAGTGCAAGAACAACCCAACCAACACACATACTGATAATTGAAGCATTACGATTGTGTTTGCGTATGGCATCATCAATCATCTCCTGTACTTCTTCTTTTGTTGTGAACTCAGGGGGTTCAACATTTTTACCCCAGTTCTTAAACATGGATCATCTCCATAGCATCATGTAATTCTTTTGAGTGATGTAGTTCATCATTCAAGATCTCAAGGATCTTGTCGTCATGTCCATTCAGGGCAAGAAACTTTGCGTAAGTTTCTGCTGCATGGATCTCTACTTCATAAGACAAATGGTATGCAGACTTAGGAGCCACCCAATAATAAACCACGTTGATCCAATAATAGATAAGGACGAGGTGTTTGGCGACAAAGCGATCAATAAAATAAGTATTACCGCCCCTGCTTTCCATGTACTCCAGATGTTCTGTTTCATTGATTGACTGTTCAAAGTGCTGTTTCATTAAAAATAAATGCTCAGGACCGCGAAGTCCCATGCTTTCTCTAAAATGTAGTACACTGAGGAACGCAAAATATGGTGCCCGAGCAATTTCCTCAAGCACCCAGAATCTTTGATAGTCTCTCCCTCTGTAGAGAAAGTCTAAAATTGCCACAGTGATATCTAATACAACTGTGTTAAACTGTTTCATTGGACATGTACCGTTCCGATCATTCCTGCTCCTTTGTGTGGACCACACCAATAAGTGTAGTCACCTGCTTCGGAGAATGCAACATCAAACTCTTCGCCTGGTAACATTGCCAGGGCTTCGTGACCTAACTCAGGGTGATCTTCTACGATCACATTATGAGGAGGGAGCATGTTGTTAACGAAATGAACAGACTCTCCAGCAGAGATAGTAACCTCTGCTGGTTCAAATACTAGATTGCCGTTCGCGCCCATTTGTACATCTACAGCCCAAGCAGGTGTAGCAAGAAAGAGTGCTGCTAAGAAAGCAAAGAAAAACTTCATGTAGTTTTGTGCGACTACAGTATCTAGGTATTTCTGTCACCCAGGTAAGTCTTTGTAACTGGAATTTGTTTTGACTTCCTGACTTACAAGATCACCAAATTCTGTAACACAGTTACACCATTTTTTTCTTAGATTTTTTGCTCTTGGATCTTTCTTTTCAAACAGTTCAAACCATTCGCGCCATATCATGGCGCACTCATCAGACTTCTGCTGAAGATGTGGTTCCTTGTACACTGATGTACTCTTCTTTGTATGCTTTTAACTTCTGAATTAAATCGTCGTATTGTTCCCACATATATTCCGACCCAGTTTGATCTTGGTATACCTTACAGGCATTCATAAGGTAATAGATGTCCTGTTCTTTAAATCTCATGGGTGAAAACGCAGTGCGCTCATAGTATAGATATTTATCTAGGGGTTGACAACCCTCTACATACACAGTAAGATGACGGAGTCGTTATGAGGATTCTACCTATGGCAACCGCCGCTATGGCAGCTGCTCTTGGTGCTCTTGCATCAACTCAATTTCTTGTACCATATCAGAAACCTGTTGTAGGAACAGCACCGCCACCACCAGTAAGAATTCCAGTTGTGGTATATGAACCGAAATGGAATTGTCCTTCTTGTACTCCTGAAGAAAAGTATGTCCTTAAAGAACTCCAAGAGCATACCAAAATTATTGATAGAAACGCCCTGGCAACGATCTTGGGGAACATCAAACAAGAGTCCAACTTCACTGCTAACGTTTGCGAAGGTGGTGCTAGAGTGTCTTATAGTCAATGTACTCGCGGTGGTTATGGTCTCATTCAGTGGACATCATTAGGACGTTATAATAACCTGGGTAAGTTCTGTAATAAGTTTTCTTGCGATCCCAGTACACTAGAAGGTCAGACTCGCTATATGATTAATGAGTCTGTGTTCCAACGTTACCTTCCAGAGTTTGAGGGTTCTGGAAAAACTATCCGTCAGTATATGGTTCCTGCTTATTACTGGTTAGGATGGGGTATTAAAGGATACCGCGAACTCTATGCTCACGAATATCACAAGAAACTTTTACTTTCATGAACGAAGAATTTGATGACTTTAAGCACCTCCAAAATACAATTTTGGGTGCGGAATTTCAATGGAACTATGCCACAACAATTATAGGATCCAAAGATTCATCAGGAAATAAAGTTGAATATCATGATTATGACTTTCAATTTGTTCATTTGTTTTATAGTGGCAACCTATGGCACAGTGATCAATATCAAATTCTAGGACCAGTTCTTGATAGACTAAATTCTGTTGCTCTAGTTAGAATTAAAGCGAACATGGGAGTAAGAACTCCTGAAGTTATTTCTCAAGGATTTCATATTGATATTGGATGTATGAAAGAAGAAGTCATTACAGGAGTTTATTACATCAATTCTAATGATGGAAAAACTATATTCAAATCAGGTGAAGAAGTTGACAGTGTTGCCAATCGTATGGTATTATTCCGAGGTGATGAAGAACATGCTGGAACCACATGTACTAACAGAAAAGTAAGATGTGTAATTAACTTCAATTTCATTCCTCCAAAGTATAATAAAAATAATGAACTATATGAATATGATGACATTCTTTCTAGATTGAATTCTTCTCCAAGGAGAAGAATGTGACTTCCTCTAAAGATTTTACTCCTGGAGGGATTGACATAACACCAATCAATGTGTTACGATTGCTAAGTGAACTTGAGGGATCATCTCAACTTCTCAAGTATATGGGTTTCTATGAAGATCAAGAAACCCTTGACAGACTGAAGAAAAAGTATTATACTATGTACTTCAGTCTTAAAAAACTCAAGACTCAGTAGCTCAGTTGGATAGAGCAACTGCCTTCTAAGCAGTCGGTCGTAGGTTCAAGTCCTACCTGAGTCGCCTTGCCCTTGTAGCTCAGTGGTAGAGCAGGGCTTTTGTAAAGCTCAGGTCGTCTGTTCAAATCAGATCGGGGGCTTCTCGGATTGGCGACATCCGTGCTCACATCTCCGAGAGAAAAAAGAATCGGAAACCCAACCCATGTGAGAGAGAGGTGGGATCCCTCTTGGTGCTACCGCTGCTGACGAGTAGCGGTTATTTTCAAACAATAGGCAGAACTAGAAATGTTCTACCTTATAAATAATGGTAGAATTAATTTTTTCTACCATGGCAAAAGAAACTAGAACATATGCTGATCGCAGAGAAGCAAACAAAGCAAGTGTCATTAAACGACGCAAGCAAAATAAGATTGCTCTAGTTGAATATAAAGGTGGTTGCTGTGAACGATGTGGTTACGATAAGTGCATAGATGCCTTAGAGTTTCATCACATTGATCCAACAACTAAGGAAACAAAAAACCTTGGAACCACCGCTGCTTTATCTAAACAAAAAGAAGAAGCAGATAAATGTATTCTGGTGTGTGCTAACTGTCATAGGGAGATACACCACGAATTACGCAATCCCCTGTAGCACAATGGCAGTGCGCGGAGCTGTTAACTCTGAGGTTCTTGGTTCAAGTCCAAGCGGGGGAGCCTGCTTGATTAGCTCAGCGGTAGAGCATCTCGTTTACACCGAGGCGGTCGGCGGTTCAATCCCGTCATCAAGCATTGGTATACTTACCTACTATGAAATCTAAAAAATTCAGCAAGATGATTCAAGGACCACTTAGGTTCCATCATCAAGACATACATGAGGAACTTGAAGAACTCCGAAACCAACTTACTTATTTGCAGGGAGTCGTTCATACAATGAGTCGTCAAATTCAGGATCTGCATGAGGATTTGCAGAGTAACTATAAACCAGAAAAGCTGTATGTACATCCATGGTATAAAATTAAAAAAGAAATGATTGAATCTGCATGACCTTCGGGTCTTAACGGGGTGTAGCTTAGTTTGGTAGAGCGCCCGCTTTGGGAGCGGGAGGTCGTAGGTTCAAATCCTATCACCCCGATTTATGTGTTATAATTAATAGTGTAATTCACACACAATGATGAATAGGCAAAACATTCTTCGCAAGTTCCCTGAGGACATTTCAATTCTTAATGATGCTGTTGATGGAGTTGTAAATCTTGAAGATGAGTATCCACACTTGTATAAAAAACTCTACGAATTTTATGATGTGAATGGATTACAATTGTTTGGGGATGCTGATGATGATTATGAAGTAGTACTGACACAACTAGAAAAGGATCTTGACATCCTCGTCTGACCTTGCTATTATTATCCAGTAAGTCATTTTGATTATGAAAGTTCTCCTTGAGCGTTTCCCCTATCGTTATGTTGAGTCTGGCACACTAGAGAATGGTATGCCAGACTTTCGTATCCAGAAAGCAAATGAGTACACCAAGCGGTACTCTGACATGTATCTCTGCGACAACGGTATGCAATTGACTACAGCAATGGAAGATTTTGAATATACTAAATGGTTAGACCCCGATCGTGTTCCCTGCTATGTAAAAGATGTCGCTAAACAACTCACCGCTTAAGTTTAATAATCAAACCGAATTCGTTCCTGCAAAACCTCCTGAAAAAACTATGACAACCTACGAACGCCTTGATGCTGCCGAGAAAGAACTTCGTTCTGCTCTTGGTTCTGTGACTAGTAGCGCTTCTGCTACCAGTCTTCGTAAACTTCTTAATATCATTGAAGATGTTGAGGACGTAAAGCGTGCTTTTGTTAGTAGTAATGAACTACAGTTTAGTACTACTGATTCTTCTGTTCAAAATTATTCTGAGTACATTAGTGATAGTGATAATGTAAATTTTGATCTGACTGATCCAGTATTTGCTGCTGGACCAGTCAACATCCCTGGTGCCTCTGGTCAAGACGTGATTACATTTTCGTGACTCACGTCTCGGGACGACGTTAAACTCGCCCTGGTCGGGATGGGTTTAACGACCCCTCGGGTTTCCTAGTTCCTAAAACTAGGTGGTGGATCCAAATGACCCCATGGTTTCTTGCTTCCTAAAAGCAAGTGGTGCGGATGGAGTTTACTCCCGCCTGGTTTCTTGTTTCCAGACAAAGAATAAGTGGCGAGCCTAGGGAGAAGTAACGCTCTCCCACCCTGCGGATGTAGCTCAACGGTAGAGCTTCTGCCTTCCAAGCAGACGGTTGCGCGTTCAAATCGCGTCATCCGCTTATTATAAATACTTTGAAGGAAAGTATAACAGGCATGTAATGTCAAAGATATTAGTTAACGAACTAGTAAATTTAGCGGGTACTGATAAAGTTACCTTCGCTGAGGGTGCGAAAGTTTCTTCTGGAGAAACTCTTGATCTGAATGGTGCTACCATTACATTATCTGATGGTGTTGGTCTTAATAATCAGTTGCTTGCATCTAGTGGATCTGGACTGAAGTGGGTTACCTTCACGGATACTAACAGTGCATATGTATTTGCGTCGGTGAATGATGCTGTTAATGATATTAAATTAAGACTAACTGGAAGCGGAGATGCTGCTGGGCAAGTAAATACAGTAGCTCTTACAGGTGCTGGTGGTATTAGCATCACTGAGAATGCTGGGACAATTACGTTCACTGGAAATAATACAAATACTACTTATGATTTAATTTTTGCTGATGAAATTGATGGTGCTAGTGCTACATTAACGGGATCTGATAGTAGTGCCGACGCATTGATTCTGAAAGGTGGTAGCAATATCACTGTTTCTAGAAGCAATAATGAGATCACATTCTCCACAACATTAGCAGGAACTGTAGGTGCTCCTAGTACAGTTACTGATAATTCTATTGCATTATTTGATGGGACAGATGGATCTTTGTTATCAGATTCCGCACTTGTTTTAGATGGCAGTAACAATCTGACAGGTGTTAATAGTATTACTACTACAGCTGATACTGCAAGTAAGATTTCATTTTATTATGCTGATGTTGCAAGTTTTCCTGCAGCAACTGGAGCAAGAGGTTCCTTTGCATTTGCTCAGGCAACTTCCACAATGCATTATGCTGCTGGTAACTCTTGGTATCAGGTAGCAAAACTTGGTGACATTGTTCCTAATACTGATACTACTTACAGCATTGCTTTAACTGGTACGGATTTTGGTGAACTAACTCTCACTGATTCTAATGGTATTGAGGATGATGTTTTCTTCCGAAGAAATACTTATGGTGGTGTTGAGGTAGAGAGAAATACTGAGGCATTATATTTTGACAGCAGATTGTATTCTATTTCTGTTGAGTCTGGTGGTGGTAACTTTGCATACCTTAGATTAACAGGTGAAAACCATAACAGACTTGGTGCTGTAACTACAACCACCACAGATAATATTACAATTACAGGTGCCGATGGTCTTACAGTTGAGAGAACTGATGCTAATACCATTACTTTAAGACAGGGAGGTGGCAGTGTAAGTCAGTATACTGATGATGATGCTAAGGATGCTGCTGGTCTGGCATTAGTTAATGGTACACAAGTGGGAATCGCTTTTACATATGATTCTGCGAATAAAGTTATTAATGCTCAGGTTGGCACGACACCCACCACATTTAGTTTTACTACTGGTGCTGATGGTACTCAAAACTATGAGATAACTGGTAGTGATCGTGGAAACACTTATAGTTCTTCCCTTGATCCTACTATTACTGTATATGAGGGTGACACAATTACCTTTGATAATAGTGCCACTAGGGTCAATCATCCAATGTATATCAGGGTGTCTGATGGTGGTGCTAGTGTATCAAGTCCTGCTGCCAGTGGTGAGGGAACAGCAACTACTTCTTGGACACCTACAACTGCTGGCACATATTATTATCAGTGTGGTAATCACTCTGGAATGATTGGAACTATTACAGTTCTTTCTACTGGTGGTGGTGGCGGCGGATCTGCTGTTCTGTATGATCTTTATGGAACTAATACCACATCAAACAATGTAATTTTTAATCTTGATCCTTCTACTGGGAGCACAGATCAGATTGAACTTGCGGGTGGTGGCGATACCACAGTCAGTTGGGACTCTGTAAACAAAAGAGCAACTATTGCTAGCACAACACCAGTTCAGTCTGACTGGAATGCTACATCAGGACTTGCTCAGATTCTGAACAAACCTACAATTCCTTCAGCATATACATTACCTGCTGCATCAACATCAACATTGGGTGGTGTTATTCCTGATGGAACCACCATCACGGTAGATGGTAGTGGTAATATTTCTGCTGTTCCTGGTGGTTATGTTCTTCCAATTGCAAGTCCCACTGTTCTTGGTGGTATTAAAATTGGTACTGGACTTTCTATTGATGCTGGTGGTGTTGTTACTGTTGCTTCTGGTGGTTCTGTTGGTCTCCAAGCAAGAGGAAGTTTCAATGGAACAACAACATCACTCGCTGCAAATGCAACAGCAGACCTAAATATAACAGCGTATAAAGCGTATGTATTATTGAAGGTTGAAACTGATGCTGATGCGTGGGTCAGACTTTATACTGATGCCGCTGCTAGAACAGCAGATGCTAATCGTAGTGAAGGTGAAGATCCAGGTGCAGGTACTGGTGTTATTGCTGAAGTGAGAGGTTCTGGAGTTCTTAGAGTATCTCCAGGCGTACTTGGTTATAACAATGATTCACCTAGTGCAACTGATACAATATATACAGCAGTTACCAATCGCAGTGGTAGCACATCAACAATTACCGTAACCATTACCGCAATCAGATTAGAGGCATAAGATGGCAATTTTAAAGAACACAACTTTAGTTAACAGTGGAAACACTGGTTGGACCAGAACCAACGTACTTGATGCTTTAGAAGAAGCTATTGGTGATCTGGGTTGGCACAGTGGATCTCAAACTAATGGTATTGTCACCACATGCCATGCTCCAGGAAGAACTACAGTTCCATACTTATATGAACCTACTGAGAGTAGCTATTGGGGCAAATGTGGCGGGGCAGGAATTACTCCTCGCCAGGAACTAACTCAAGAATATATGGTCACCATTAACAGTGGCGCATATAAGTTTCAGAGATATTTTAAAGGAGCATCTAATACTAGTGATTATGTCACGTTTAGTTATGCTCATGGTCTTGAGAATGGTCATGCTCTAGTTTACAGAGCAGTTAATTCTCAGGCTACACCGCTATCACCTAGTATTTCTGATGGCGATACACTTTATGTTGTTAAGTATTCTGAAAGTGATACCAATAGTGTATACTTTGCTACTTCATTAGCAGATGCTACCGCAGAAACACCTGTTTATTTGACTGACCTTAATAATCTTTCCTCTGGTCAGTTTGTATTCATGGATGCTACTCACACTGACAACACTCAACTTCAAGAAGTTCGTCAGGGTGATTACATTAGATTTGATACACCGACTAACTTTGATACTGTTCGTGGATCTGATAGTCTCCTTTCTAGTAGTCATCCACTGTATATTCAAGATTCTTCTGGTGCATATGACGCCGATCGTTTAATCAATACGGTTAATTATAGAGACATTTACAGTGACCACACTGATCTTAGTGACAATAGAAATTATCCTAGCAACGGAAATCTAGCTGGATCAGGATGGACTGGATCTGGAACTTTCTTTTGGAACACTTCTGCATGGGAACAGGGAAATTATTATATTGTTTGTGGAAATCATTCTACCATGACAGTCACACTTCCTCTTGTAGTTTCTCCAGGAAGAATGGATGCATGGGGCAGCTCTTGGGTCAAGTCATTGAAGTATCCTCAGCGTGAAGGTTTGCAACCACCATACTATGATTACACGGTCCCAGCATCTGGTGCTAGATCAGCATTGAATCTTCGTATCTATAGAGATCACAATACTGTTCCATCAAAAATTTCTGGCATTAGAGTTATGAATATGAACTCTAGTGGATGGACTACTAATGAAGTATTCACTATTCCAGGAACTGCAATTGGTGGTGCTTCGCCTGCGGATGATATTGTTTTTGGTGTCAATGCAGATGAAACTAGTACTAATGCTGGTGATGGAACACCATCCGTCCGTATTTGGAACAAGGGTACTGGTGTTAATGCACATTGGAAGGACGCGGAGGGAAGTAGACTCTTGTGGAGATGTGAAAATGATGCTTCAAAAACTTATGGTGTGACTTATTGGTTGTATGAACTTACCAGTGATTATCAGATTAGATTTAAGACTGGTATTAATACATGGTTTGATAATTTACAGGCAAGCGGCACTACTAATGCTAATTATGGACCTCGCTTTGGTGGAAATGATGCACTTGATTATCAGGAAGGTAATAATAAGATGGAACCAACTTCTTTCACTGAAAAAGCGTTCGCAACATCTTCTACACCCACCGCATACCCACTGAAGATTGTTACTTATAAAGCACAATCTCCTCAGGATGATGATTTTGCTATTTTCCAGTTTGTTCAGACTATTAATGGCAATGATATTCCTTACTTGACATGGTTCCATCATAAAGGAAATAATTATGGTAGTGGTATTTGGGACTTAGATTATGTGTGGCAAGGTGGAATGACAGAAATCTACGGTACTAATAATACGATTGAGTTCCAGACTAGCAATACTCAACGTTATAATGAGGAGAGAAATGAGAATGATAATAATAATCGTAGAACTATGAGAGAAGCGTTGTATGGTTATCTTAGAACTACAACTACTGCTGAATCTCATAGTAGAATTAGATATAATGTTACACATAACTTCTTCCGTGCCGATGTTGCTCATGATAATACAGTGATTCCATACTTTAGGGAAAATACTTATGATGATATTACATATACACAAAATTCTTATTATGATAAGAATATAAATGATACTATCACTGCTGGTAGTGATGATGATTTTGTTGGTGGTTCTCAAGAGGTTGCTTCCTCTGTTAATTACTACAAACCAATCAAAGGTCTTCCTCTGACTATTAATGTTGCTCCAATTCCCTATTATTTACCAGATGATTTCGTTGTAATTCCTTTTGATATCACACCTGGACAGGCTGATATTAGAGTTGGTGACACGATTACAATTAGTGCTAGTGAAGTGTATGAGGTAGTTCATTATTCTTATACTCAACTTGATGAGTCATATGATGGCATCACTGATAACAGAACGATTGGTGTCGTATTCGCTGCGAGGACAACCTGATGGCAAACTGGGATTTAAGTAGTACAGCAACATCTACAACCACTCCAGCTACGGCTGGAGATTGGACTGATGAAACTGATCATCTAATCGGTACATCATTAACTAACATGGATCCTACAATCAATACATATTGGACTACTACCGTTGGTAGAGTAGATGATGTGTATGTTTCGCGAGATTGGGGAACTGCATTTAGTCAGTCAGCACATACTCTCACTGGAGGTGGTGCAGAACTTGCCCCACCTTCTGGTAGAGGATCTAGAGGACAATTATATCCACGATAAATAATTAAAAACCATGTCTAGAATTAAGGTAGATGAAATTTGTAACTTCGCAGAGGACGGTGCTGTCTCTGCGATTGAAGGTCTTACCATTCCTAGTGGTAAAAAACTAGTAGTGACAGGTGCCAGAACTATTGCTTCTGCTACTGCTACTGGAACTGAGGGTGAGATCTGCTGGGACGCAGACTATATTTACATTTGCGTTGGTACAGATACATGGAAGAGAGTTGCAATCGCTACGTGGTAAATAAATGTCAAGACTAAGAGCAGACGAAGTATTAAATAAGAGTGCGTTAGGACCATTCCTTGCTACGGAGGGAATGAATGTTCCTGCAGGTAAGAGTATTACTTTTAATGATGCTAGTGAACCCACGGTTCTTACTGGCACAACTCTTACTACAGACATAGTAAATACGAGTCAGATTAATATCGGTGATAATCATTCACTAAACATTGGTATGGATAATGACTTCAGAATTTATCATAATGGAATTAATACTATTGTTTATAATAAAACTGGAAATCTAAATTTTAGATCCGCAACTTACAGGTTTAAAAATAGAGCAGGAACTGAAGATTTAGCAAGACTTACGGAAAATGGTTCAGTAGAACTTTACTATGATAACTCCAAGAAACTTGAGACCATGACAACTGGTGTTGCCGTAACAGGATCAACTACATCAACAGATGGATGGGCAGGAACAACATCGTCTGCAGGTGTCCTAGGAGGTCTTGCAATGGCATTCACCTGCGGAATCAATGGTAGAATTGGATTGCCTGCTGTAAACTCTACTATGGTCTTTGGTGGATCAGAGTTCCAAGGAGGTACTGATAATACCCAAGGTGCTGTGATGCCTTATCCTGGTAAAGTATATGCTGCGACAGTACACTCTGAGAATCAGATTCAGAGTCTTCGCTTAGCTCTTTCAATCAATGGAGATACAACTAATACAACTAACACGTTAGTGATGAATGGTTCTTCATCAGCACAAAATTATTCTGTGATTCAGGATTGGGGATCATCACCAATTACATTTGTAGAAGGAGATAGAGTAAACTTTAGAGTGATGTACACTAACGTTACTCAACTAGAAGTAGTAACCGTTACATTTTTTGTCAAATTTGACTGACAAAGGGGCTTGACAAGATTGTTACATTACTATATACTTTTGTAGTAATTCTTTACAAAAGGAGACATGACTGTAACGAGCAACGAATTTGGGCAACAAAATATTTTTGCTAAAGAACCACAGATGGTGGTTGAAGATTATAATCGTAAGGGTCTTGACTCTCCTAAGCAATACATTGAACGCTACAATGGTCGTTGGGCGATGATGGGTATCGTATCAGGCTTGCTTTCTTATGCAATCACTGGTAAACTATTCTTTGGAATCTTCTGATACTTAATGTCTAATGAAAATGCCCTCTGGGAGGACATGCGAAAACTAAATGATTTGTATGAAGAGCTACTGTGGCATCCTGATGACATGCTACAATTTACTCACGATGGTGAACGCATCATCATTATAAACACTACTCTGGAGAACAAAAAATGACTGAAAAAGCAGAACGTTGGAATGGTCGCGCCGCAATGATCGGATTCGTCGCCGCTGTAGGTGCATATCTTACTACGGGTCAAGTGATCCCTGGTGTATGGTGATTTCTTAACAATATTTTTACAATCTAATCCTCTAAATACCCTCTATGAAGAGGGTATTTTTGTATGCGCCTGATACACGTTTGGATTTTAAAGCATGATGGCACAACCCAATGGTACACAATACCATGGGGTAAAGCACATTTGGATGAGGTGCGAAAGAATGGAGAAATTATCTTCTCTTCGTTTTGAATTTAACACAATGCTGACACAACAGTTATTTTTGATTAGATTATGATTATCCCATTACCACTATAAAAATGAACGATAGAGAACTGTCTGATCTCACATTAAGCAGAGCAGAATGTCCTAAATGTCATGCGGTCTGGATTAACGGAGAACATATTTGGTCTGGCACAGGAAACAAGGGCAGCGAACTTGATCTTGCTGGACTCGTATGCAACAAACTTGGAAACCACCAGTGCATTAATCCTATGAAAGGAAAGGAAGGTGGAGACACCTGGGCAGAACGCCTTAAAGTATTGGATCAAATAGAGAAGGATGCAGGTTTAGACGACTGGAAATAAGTATTTCTACTTACCCAAAAGGGTTGACATAACTAGAGTTTCAAGGTATTATATATACATCAACACGTTAAGGAATGTAAAGTTCCTTAACCGTTGAAACACTCCTTCAACCGAGACCTATAGGGTGTATAAACACGTCTCTCATACCCACACTGGAGGGTGGTGTGGGAATATCATTTTAGTGCGTTCCCCCGTACTCATACTTTACCCTTTTACGAAACAATGGCTCAATCTATTCTGTCGGGACGCCAGTCCCAATCTTCCTGGGAGGACTTTTGCTCCTGGGTTACCTCCACCAACAACCGTCTGTATGTCGGTTGGTTCGGTGTACTCATGATTCCTACGTTGCTTGCAGCAACTATCTGCTTCATCGTCGCTTTCATCGCTGCTCCTCCTGTGGACATTGATGGAATCCGTGAACCCGTTGCTGGTTCACTCCTGTATGGCAACAACATCATCTCTGGTGCTGTCGTTCCCTCTTCCAACGCGATTGGACTTCACTTCTATCCCATCTGGGAGGCTGCTTCGCTTGACGAATGGCTTTACAACGGTGGTCCTTTCCAACTCGTAGTCTTCCACTTCCTCATCGGCATCTACGCCTACATGGGTCGTGAGTGGGAATTGTCCTATCGTCTGGGTATGCGCCCTTGGATCTGTGTTGCTTACTCCGCTCCCGTCGCTGCCGCATCGGCAGTCTTCCTGGTCTATCCTTTTGGACAGGGTTCGTTTAGTGATGCTATGCCTCTTGGTATTTCTGGTACATTCAACTACATGTTGGTTTTCCAAGCGGAACACAACATCCT